CACCACTCGCACGCATTCGCTACTTGCGGAGGCTTAAAGCCAATCTTGACAATGATGTCAATTCGGCGCATGGTCTGATAGATCTGATCCTTGTTACGCTTCCTCCACCAATACTTGGGGTGGTAGTTACTGGTGATGAACACATACGGACTCGTGAATTGATGACCTGCTGTCCCATGACTTGGGACGTTCATCGGGTACCAATCGACGAGCTCATTAAAGAACTCAGGTGTCATCTTGTTGCCTTGCATCTCGTCGATTAGAAACACAGTCTCATTGGCGTAGTCATCACACCAAAAGCCCGTGTGTTTGGGAGGGACTTTGTAGACTGTCCCAAGGCCCTCCCCGAGGCGCATGGCGGTGCGGGTCTTACCCGTCCCTGATGGGCCTATAAATAGCCAGACCTGAGGCTTGACCGTCCTGGGGGGCGTAGTAATTCGCTTGTAAGTTTCAAACCCCTTTGCGTGCTTAATCCATGTAGGAAAGGTCTCCTCATTCATAGCAATCCGCTTCAATGAAGTGCCCCGATCAATATCTCGTTTGATGTCCAACAGATCGGCCCGCTGGCCTTGGGCACTCATTTCTCCGAACTCCCATGGTCCCTCCAACTTGGTAGGTGTCTCCACCTCCTTGCGACACTTTTCGCAATCACAACCGGGTACAGGCTTCATGCAATAATGCCTTGCTTGCTTGGCTGTGCCAAACCTCGGCTCAAAATGCGCATTTTCGAGCCCTTCAAGCATATGGATCGCCTCAAACGTCTTCGACTGCGTGAACTCTATGTAGCCTTGTAGATGCACGCGTTGCGTGCGAGGGCAGAGCTCTCGCTGGTATATACAATACCTCACGTGATTCCACGATAGATGAGTAAAATCGAGCAACTCGGGCCCCTCGCTGTGTTGCTCCGCAAACACGGTGAACACTACATTTCTCACTTGCCGACCTCGTCCCTCGGTCATCTGCACTACGAACGCCTTCGCTTATCTCCGACTGCAGAACTGCAGAAGTCGCGGGTAATACTAGGCCGCGACTTCGATTTTCGCCTTCGGCGAAAATTTTTTTTCAGCGAAAGAGGAAACTTTTTCTATTTATAGCACTTCCAACATGGACTTCTCATCTCTCATTTTTGGACAGAGGGTTCCGACATGAGTCTCGCAGATGATCATTGCGGAGAGTGTAATCACGACCCATGCACATGCGTGGGTCCTTTGGACGAAGAGCCCATCCCCAACAAGTTGAAGAGAAGCTATGCTTCGGTGGGCTCCCAGTTCATCGACGACGAGGCGGATGATGAACCGGAAGAAGTGGAAGATGACGAAGGTGATGTGGAGATAGTAAACCACAACCGTGGTTACCAACGTCATTTCCAGAAGGCTCTGCACTGCGACGAGTCGTACAGCCCAGAGCCGGACTTGGATGCGTATTTCGCAGGCTGTGGTTTGAGCGCGCAACAGCGCATTGCCATGTGCAGAACGTATGCGAACTACCTGACCCAGAAGTTGAGATCTTCGGGAAAGATGGCTCAACCCCGTAAACGCCCCACGCACAAGTACCCCAAGGGGGCGTGGGTCGAAGGAAAATGAACCCTCGCTATACTTTATAGTAGTGACTCATACGTTCGATGTATCTCCTCGCGTTCTCCTCCCGTTCCCGGACAATCGGATCGACGATGTTGTGGAGTTCCCAGAGGGCGGCTGCCCGCCATTGCCTGTTAAAAAACGGATTAACCATAGCACGACGTATGCCAGAACGATAGCCCCTTGAGGCAATAGCACGCTTAATATCGAAAGGCCACCGTTCTGAGTCGTATCCCCTCCCAAAGGCGGGGTGCAAGGAGGCGCGCTCATACGTAGTCTGAGCTTCGCGTTCCGCGGTTTGTGCGGCAAGAACAAAGTCTAGTTCTTCCTCAGTCAAAGAGACCCTCTGTCTCTTCTTCATCGTTTTTTTCAACAAAAAAAAAAGGATCCTAGGACCTCATAAGCACTTCGGGAGAGAACTGAGTCAAGCTTCAACCCCTGCCATGGAGCTCCACCGGGAGTATGTACACTCAGGCAATCTCAAAGCTTGGCTTTAGGACGAGCTATCTTTTTTTTGTGTTCTTTCTGTGGGGATGCAGCGCTTCAATTCATGTAGCGGAGACGAGCAATAGCATCCACAGACACCGTAGCACTCGCAGTGTTGTTGCGTGCACGGTAGAACACATACAACGCACCCGTGTTGATGTCAGCAATGGTCATAGGGGCAGACTGGCCAGAGTAAACCGTCTCTCCAACATTGAGCTTGATGTACTCATCAATGCACACAACCACCTGGTTGAGGGGACCCGTCCCCGTGGAACTGTAAAAGCCAGCTCCCTGGCTCCAGGTCTTGTCCGACACCACCTTGAAACGATCCATGGTGTCATATCGCGGGGGACAGGTGATGTCGGGGCAAGACTCAGTGCCATCCTGCACTGTGATCCCGAAGATCGAATCGAAAGTGGGGATAGCCCCAGCACTGGGCTGCTTGTCCCAGACAACAACTTGGCGAAGTTCGTTCCCGTCTTGGGCGCCAGTTGCAACGACCACAGTCATGTTGAAAGTGGCGACACCCTTGATGCGAAGACTCTTGGGAATGATCTTGCGACCGATACGGTTCCAAGATCCGTTGCCTTGTTGAACAAGATTCAAAACAAAGGAACTTGCGTTAGTGTTCGTGGTTGCGATCACAGGAGTCAAGGACACATCGGTGTCCATGCCCTTCTTGGCGAGGTTCAGGGATTGGTGAACCCAAGCACGCTCGCCTCTCGCACCAGCATAGGTGCTTGTTCCTGAGCGCGATCTTGATCGGCTCATGCTCCTTGCGGTAGTATACCCTGAAGCTGGGTTGGAGGATGCCTTGATCCTCTTAACGCTTCTCGAACGACCTCGTGGCTCCATGATATGAGATAAACAGCGAAAATCTTTTTTTTCTTGTGAGAAATGAAGTGACCCTCTAGTCAACTAGTTGATCTGAGCGGGAAACAAGCCTCGCATGCACCAGACAAAACCCCATGTTGCACCACTCGCACGCATTCGCTACTTGCGGAGGCTTAAAGCCAATCTTGACAATGATGTCAATTCGGCGCATGGTCTGATAGATCTGATCCTTGTTACGCTTCCTCCACCAATACTTGGGGT